GGGATGCCGAAGCATCCCAATAAACAGGAGAAAAATCACAAGCCGACGTCGCACTTGCGATCACTCCAAAATAAAAAGCAGATGTTACTCTGCTTACTGGCAAAAGAAGAATGCTCATTCTCCTTTCGACACAATTATACTACTTTTCAATGAACCAAATAGGCGGTTCGACATTGTTATCCTTTAACCATTTTTTGAATAACGAGGAATAGAACCAATCGCCCTTTAGTTCTTTAAAATATCTTTCGGCACAGGTCATGATCTCTTCTTTGTTATCGCTCATTAGATTCATCATGACTAACAGTTGAGTCCGTAAATTGTCTTTCTCGCTCTTCTTCTGTTCCTCAAGAATTTTATCGATTTTCTGCTCGATTGGGTTAGATTTGTTATTGTCATGGCGAGTGATTAGGAATTGAATAAGTCCACTTCCTAATACTGCTCCAATAACGGCTAGTATCGTTTCTTGGCTCATATAGACCACCTTTCTGCGATATTTTTCATAGTCTTCATATCTTCTCTCATTTCCTCGTTTTCGCTCTGTAACGAGTTTATTTTGGCTCTAGTTACATTTAAGAATTCCTCTAACTGTTTCACAAAATCTTCTGCAACAGGATAGTAGATAATTCCTATGTCTGCACACCAACGATCATTAGCAATCTTGTACCACTTATAGCCATCGGCTTCTTTTGTGTTTAAGACATTGTAGTACCCTTTTGATACATGACCGACAATATCAGCAGACAGGCTCGGTTTAGTTCTTATCCGTAAAGTTTCATCCGTACACTCGATTTGATTCACAGAAGTATTCCTAGGAACAGGCTGAACAGTATCATAAGGATAATGCAAGACACCTAGTAATTCTCCGTTATAATCGCCTATCTTCGCATTCATGAATGAATTCGGGTCACCACTTCTGTATTCGCTTGTCATCACATCTGTTTCACAGAAGATGATATGTCCGTATTCTCCATCATAAACGAGGATATCTCCGGCAATCGGTTTATAACTCTTGTCAGTAATAGGAATCCATGGATCTCTGTAATTCTCTAACCAATCTTTTGCATTTGGATAACTGCCTGTCTTTGTTGCTCTATCCCAATATGTTGGTGGAGTAAAGCCACACTCGATGGCACGATAATATCCATACCATGTGCATTGATATTGGCTTTCGATATTCCATCTGTATGGCTCTGTTCCTACTGCGACAGGCTCTGTCCTAATCTTGAACATCACCCAACCTCACTTTGATTCTGTACGTTGATTTGAACATCTTCGTATTTTACATATTTCAGTTCTTTCATGGACTTTATTTTTGCAATCACATCCTTGGCAATGTCGATCGCCCAAACGATGAGGATCGTGAAGACCTCAACGGTGGAAATGAAATCGGTTGAAATCGTGATGTCCTTCGTCAACTGAAGAGTCAAAGCGAACAGATTTAAGGTGTAGCAGAATGCGAAGATACACAGACCGATCACGATGGCTTTTAAAATTCCAAAGAAGAATTTCTTGGCATCGAACTTATCGGTGAATGTTCCTATAATCGTTCCTAATACGATATTGATTGCATTAAGAGAACCGACCACGATAAGCATCAAAACTATCGTTTCAAGGTTTTCTTGTACTGCTTTTTCAATTGTCTGTATTATCGTTGACCAATTCATCTTCGTTCTCCTCTTCGATAGGCTCGGTTTCCTCAATCGGTTCTGTTTCTTCCTCTATCGGCTCGGCTTCTTCTTCAATCGGTTCTGTTTCTTCCTCTATCGGTTCTTCCGTTTCTTCTGTTTCTTCGATAGGCTCTTCGATAGGTTCATCCTTTTGCTCTTCCGTAGGCTCTAGTTTCAAATCTAAAGCCGTTTTTAAGCCGTTAGAGAGCGATCTGTTCAAAGTTAGAGTATTTGTTTGTACTACTTCTAACGGAGTTGAATCGACCTTAAATTTGAAGTTTAATGAACCCATCTTGCCGTTGGAATCCGTTGCGACAATCTCACCGAATAAGTACTGTGCTTCTTGAGTTAATGAACTCGGTACGTTAAAGGTAACTGTGTTTCCACTTACTGTGCCTTCATACTGATTCGTGCCAATTAAAACTTTCGCAGATGTCGGTGAATACTCTTCTGTGCCGTTGAACAAATTAAAAACGATACACCTTGATGTATCGTATTGTGAAACCATTACTAATGGTAAGACTCTATCAGGAATCATATTAAGACTATAAGTGTTTACAATCATTGTGGACTCCTTTCTACATGAAGCTGAAGTTTATTAGAATAGCATTCGCCATCGCTATCGCTTAATTTGATTTTTGCATCGTGGAATCCTGGTTCTGCACTTAATTCTTCGGTGCATTTACCGATCAATGTACCATCATTATTAGACAAAGGAATTTCGGCATTCTCTGTGACTAATGATGCAGTAGTGAATGAGGTTTCTGTTGGTGTTTTCAATTCATAGTAAATGGTAACAGGGTTCGCTTGTAGCCAAGCCTTGAATTGGTCTAATGTTGTCATGCTTGTATTTTTGATGTTTACATTTTGACTATTGGCTGAACCATCAAACATAAAGCACAAATCGTTTGCACTCAATTGAGTAGTATTATAAACAAGAATTAAACTATTTGAAATTGCGGTAGGGTTCTGATATTTTACATCACTTAAAAGTCCTAATACATAATAGTTTCCGGGATAAGAAGTAGATTTTACCCATGCTTCACTTCCATTCAAAGTAATACTACCAATTCTAGTAATCGCCTTACTCTCTGTTAATTCATCATATACATTTCCGGCACTCTTCATTCCTGTAGGGAAGTATGTTGATATAGGTAAGGATAAGGTAGATGAGGTATATGGCTCAAACTCACTAGCCGTTGAATCAAGTTCAATCTGCGGATAGAAGGTAAATTCTTGATGATTTGCGTTACCTGAGTCCGTGCAATAATACCAGTAGATTCTCTGCGTTTCGTTTGCGACAAATGTTCTACTTGGCGTTACATTAGTTATTAAGCTTGAAATTGCTCCACCGATACTTGTATTTGGCTGGTTTGAAGATGACGGCTGACTTGTTGTAGTGCTTCCGCCAATTCTACCATACGCAAGTGTAACACCACCTTTTAATGATGCCGTGTAAGTTTTCCCCGCAATAACATCAGTATATCCAATATAAGGAGTTGACCACCTTATGGCAGTAGTATCAGCAACATCAACTGCTCCTGTTGTTTCATTTATAACGTTAATGATATTTGAACTTGTTGCTGATGGGTTCAGTTTAAACTTGTTCTTCCCTACTGTCTTTATCCCATTACCATTAAAGGATAAGAGAGAACCTTGATTGAAATCATAATAACTTAATGGAAATAATGAGGTGAAGTCACTTGGGTCTGTGATGTCTAAACCCATTTGAGTGATGTCAATGCACATAACATTTCTAATCTTTACATTCTCATACGTTGTTCCCCTGACAAAACAATAAAATGCAGTTGTTTCTGCCGTACACGTTCCAATACCGCTTACTTCTGCCCATGTATTTGTGGTAGAAATTAACTTTTCAAACTGTAGGCCTTGGGCTGATCCCGTGCCTATTACACATCTGTATTCAGATGGAACATTAAACTCCGCCTTTATTAGATATTTATGGTTGACAGTTAAAGAATTTAACAAATACTGTCTTATACCATTGCTTGCAGTTGTTGAAGATATCGTAGCAATATTATTGCTGATGGATAAAGTAGCACCACTTTCTGCCGACCAGTTACTTGTATCAGAGAAATTTCCATTTCTTATTAACTGATTCCACACTAACGTATTCCCTTTTATACCCGTTATCTTCGCCAATCCATTACTCTCGGTCGGTGATTGTCTGTATAGGAACTCTTGGTCTGTGAGTAAACCTTGAGGATATTTAATATCACCTTTGAATGGCGAAGTAACCGGCACAAAACCGTTGACAGGCTGAATCTCTTCCGTTCCGTCTTTGTATGCTTTGAATGCGATCTGTTCCCTGACTCCAGACACATCGACATTTTCACCGTTGTTGTGTAATTCAAATTTGAATGTCCTTGCTTCTGTGTCTCCTTGGGAGCAATGCAAAGTCTTTAGATCCAGATGATTCGGTGTCATGTTGACTCTAATTTGATTGTCCATTTTTATCTCCTTCCTAGTGAGCAAGAGCATTCCGTATAAATGGTGAATATTGAAAAAGTCAATGGCTTTGGGAATGCTCTGCCCATCCAAAGCAATTATTTGATTGATTTGATAGATTCGTTTATGGTTTCCTTCGGCTGTCCTACTTCGATCGAAGTATAGGTCTCCGCAAGGACATCGAACTCCGTTCCAACGATCCGAGACTCAAAGTCCGTACCGTAGAGCGAATTGATAATGTGAACCGTGTCACCGATCTGCATGGTCTTCGTCTGCTCAAACGATTCAAGATAGTCAAAGCCTACTGACAGATTGATTTGAGAAAGACCTTTCGCCCTTACTGTAACGAGGGCGTAATTGTTCAGCTGCGATACTGTCGGTCTGTTCGTGAAAACATCTGTGGCATCTAGCACGATCGTTCGGTTGTATTTGTAAAGACCTTTGTTTGAGGAGTATTGAATATCCCCTATCACCGCACCGTCCGATTCGCTATACCAGTACGGAAGAACGCCTGTGACCGAATCATCCCATGAAAAGGATTCCTCAAGGTCGAACTCGGTCATGTTTTTTCCGTAAAGAATTTTCACTCCGTTGTCTCTTCCTCTTCTGTTGAGGAAGTAGATGTCGAAATTGTCAAAGAAGAACTCGCCTTTGTAGGTATCGGCAAGAGATCCTTCCGTTCCCTTCAGCAGTTCTCTGAACGAATGCGGAATATCAAAAGCCATTCCCACGTTGGAAGTCTTGTCCGTATGCAGAACAAACGGATTCGGCTCTCTTGAATTGGCTATGAGTTTATCCAAGGAGTCAGCCAGGGATGTAGAAGTAAACGGCAAGACTGGAATCAGTTTCCCTCTGTATTGAGCAATATGGGGAGCGTAGACCTCTACCTTGCCGTCGATGTCTTTCGTAATGCTTTCGATGTAGAACGCCTGACTGTTCTGCGTAAGGTTCGGCTTGGCGGTGATGATGTTTCCTACTTTGATGTATTCCATCAGTTCATCTTCCGCCAGCATCACCATGTTAAGCTCAAACGTGCCGTCACTTTTTTCTGTAACGGTACACTCGTTTGCCGTCCTTATGGCTCCATAGCCTAATGTGGCGAACTCTGTCGCATCCTGTCTGTGCAATGAAGGGATCATAATGTCCACCAATCCACTTCACCGAAACCGTTGAAGATAGTTCCGGCATTGACAAATGCTTTAGTCACATAGAAACCGGCAAAGGTAATTTCATCCCCTGTGCCGTCTGCATTCCCCTTAATGGTACAGTAATCATTAAGAGAGAGATCCGTCATGTTGTCGGCTATGGCATACACTTCCATCCGTTCAAGATCGATGCGAGTGTTCACATAATACTTACTGTCCATTAAGGTAAGATAGTTCGCATTTAGAAGCTCAATCATTTCGGTCGGCATCTTGTCGAACTTGACTTCGATCAAGGCTTCCCTTCCGTTAGATCCTACATATACCGCATTCGGCAGAAAATCGGTCGGCATCTCATCGCCTTCGCTCTTGAATGTATAGCCGATGTTAAGATTTTTGATATTGAAACCGACGGCAGACTCGTTGAACAGTTTCCCTACTGTGGAAGACAGATCATCCGTCTCCGTGACTCTTGTCACTCCGTTTCCGTTGGTGTAGCCAAGCGTGAATGTTCCTTCCGCCTTGAATGGGAAGATATAGACAACTCTATGGTTCTCCGCAATGGTTACGGATGAGACATCAATTCCCTTGTTGGAGTATGCCAACACATTTACAAGGTCGCTTCTCTTGTAAGGCGTGATGTCCGTTGTTTCGGCAAAAATAGCGTTTATATCTCCGCCAGACCACGAACCTACTACGTTGCTTAACGGTGAGACAGGATTGAGATCACCGAAGAACAGAATGAACACGTTTCCGTCTGGAACCATGTCGATCGGCAACTTGCTGAAGACCGCCTGTATGAACTCGTTATCCCTTGCTAAAAGCGAAGAGAAATTGGAAGATGGTCTTCCACCTACTCTCAAAGGCATCGACTTTGTGCCCTTCAAATATTTCTGCGGTTTGCATGAGAAATATAGAGTAAACTGAACGCTTAATGCTTTCTTGCTCTGGAACGGAGTGACCTCGATCCCCTCTGCCAGAAATCCATACTGGTATGTTGTGGGATCGTAATCACTTTCTATCTTTAGATAGCCTGTGTTTTGATATAAGAGCTTTTTTAGAGCGTTTAGAGAAGCATAAACATCTTTCTTGATGTAACAGTCAAACTTCCGTATTACGTTGCCTAAACGCTTGTTATAAGCCACAAGAGAACCGTCTACCGCTGGAACGGTGTACTCTGTGTAATCAATCTGTGGAGAATTGAGATATGTGTCATTATTGATGAAAATGTGAAAATCTGCACTTGATTTTCCGTTAATGTAAAAACACTTCTGCATTTACCACCTCTGGTTATTCCTTTGAATCGTTTTATTAAGTTTATCAATTACGATCTCGCTCAATTCTTGAGCGTTCAAGTTTCCGCCATTGACTGTCATGTTGACCGTCATTCCGTTGTTTCCCACCGCTTGGGCAATCATACTCATTAACGAGTTTGTTCCTACGATGGTCTCGCTTCCGGCTTCTCCACCGCCTAAAAGTTTGCCATCCATCATTCCGAAGATCGTCGGATTGTTTAATATCATGCCGTTCTTCATGGCTTTGGAATACCAATCGATTGAAAACTTCGGTGCACGAGGTGGGATCAACGAGAAGCCACCACTGATAGAGATATGTGGCATCTTGAGTTTTGGCAAAGACCATTCAAACTTGAAGAAGCCTTTGATCTTCTCGATTGCACTCTTGACCTTGTTTTTTGCTTCGTTGATCTTGTCGCTGATTGCAGATTTTATACTCTCAAAGGTATTGGAAATATTAGACAACAGTTCCGACCCTTTTTGTTTGATCGTGTCCCAATTCTTCCACAACAAAACCCCAGCAGCTATGACCGCACCGATAGCAAGTGTGACAGGATTGGTTAAGATAGGGACGAGTGTTGATGTGAAGAATGGAATCAATGTTCCAGTAAGCCAAGGCATCAATGTTCCTGTCAACCACGGCATCATAGTACCGATGAACCATCCATGCAGAGTGCCAACGGCACTAATGATGCCACCGACACCTGAAACCACTTTTCCGATCATCACCAATGCAGGACCGACCGCTGCCACTATGGCTGCGATGGTCAAAATAGTCTGCTTTTGCTCGTCATCCATGTTCATTAAGGTGTCGATAACTTCCTTAACCTTTTGCAATACTTGCACGATGATCGGCATCGCACTCTCGGTGATAGAACCCAACAACATTTGAATGGACTCTTTCGTAGCGTTCAGAGAACCATTTAAGGTCTGTCCTTGTGCTTCCATTGCTCCGTAGTATTTGCCACCTTCACTAGAAGCCATTTGGAATGCTTTGGTTAATTCCTCATAGGTGACATCCATCTCTTTTACCTGTTCGATGGATTTGCCTGTGGATTCGGCTAATAGTCCGTAAATGTTGATTCCGGCATTTGCGAACTGTTTGATATCTTGTGAGGATGCCTTGCCAACGTTTTGGATCTGCTGAAGATTTTGAGCCATTCGCTCTAACTCGGCAGAACCACCGCCTGTGGCAGAAACGGCATCGCCTAAACTGTTTATCATTGTCCTTGCTTCATCTGCACTAACTCCGGCAGAAATCAAATACTGATTTGCCTGAATCAATGATGCAGAATCAAACGGACTCTTCTGTGCATCGGCTTGTAACTGTTGGATAACCCTATCGGCTTCCTCTGCTGAACCTGTCAACGTAGTGAACATGGTTCTGTACTGTTCCATTTGGGCATTGTAGGAAACACCGATAGTTCCCAAGCCTACCAACGGAGCAGTAAGTTTCATAGTCAAGTCTTGACCGACATTGGTGAATTTATCGCCAACATCTTTCATCTGTTCGCCTACGGCTTGAAGTTGTTGCTTACCGACAGAGCCGAAGTCTTTCAAGGCTTGCTCTGCCGACTTGAGTTTCTGTTCTGTTTCAATGATTTCCCTGTTAAGGGCATTTTGCTTTTCTTTTAACTCTTCAGGTGTATCTGCCTTTATGTTTCCATACTGTTCTCTTAACTGTTTTAATCTTGTATCAGTTTCAGAAACGGCATCCTTTAAAAGCTGTTGCTTCTGGGTTAATAGCTGTGTATTTTTCGGATCTAGTTTTAAAAGCCGATTGACATCTTTCAGGTATGTCTGTGTGTTTTTTAAGGCATTGTCTACTTTGCTTAAAGCTAGGTTTAAACCTGATGTATCGCCATTGATTTCAATGGTGATACCTTTGATCCTGTTACTAGCCATAAAACCTCCTAAAATCTATCAAAGTCATCTTGCGATGCTATTTCTTTCCAATCATAACTGTCGTTTGATTTCTCAACGAACATATCATTCACCATACCGACAGTCAGTTCATCCAGATCGCTCATGGATAAACCTACTTCGGTACATCGTAAAAGAAACAGAGCGGTTGTCATCGACCGCTCTGTGCTTCTACTTTTTTTTTAGGTTTCTCAAGCTGTTCGGTATTCAAAGACCATAGCTCGATGATTTGAGGAAGGATGATATAAATATCGAACATCTCAAACTGGTCAAGCCAGTCATCAGGATCTTCTGGAATAGAATGATCGTATTGCCATGCCATAACATATGCAATGTTCATGAAACACTCCAGTTCATTCGCTCCCAATGACTGTTCATTGACCTTTGGGATTAGATTTTGGATGTCTTTGAAGAGATCCTTGTTGAATTTCTCACGGTATCTCTTGACTGTTGTGGCGGTGGCTTTGAAACCGACATCCTTACCACCTACGCTTATGATTTTCTCCATATTTCTTTATGCAGGTTCTACAACTGAAGTGAACCAGTTAGCGTATGCAGTAGCATCGCTTGGGCAGCGAGACTTGACTACTTCGTCATTGATCCTCGGCATAGCGGTGATCGTGATCGTTTCAGTCTGCGGTTCGATGCCCTCTTCCTTGGTAGATCCGCTTACGGAAGGTCTTGATGCGACACATCTGTATAAGCAATGTCTCGTTGCTGACTGATCGCCTTCAAACTGGAACAGGAGAGCGAACTCAACTGTCGGCACATTTGCCTTCTCGACATATATGCCGTTGGTAGCCAGTTCCTCGCCTAAAACATCCTGACGGAAATCATCAGGCAGCAGAGCAAGTTCAAGATCGCCCTGATAACCGTTGTTTGCCGTAGATGTAAAATAAGCGATGTTGTCCGCATAGAACGTATTTGATTCGCCCTGTGCTTCAGCCGAAATCGAGACCGCTCCCTTTAACGGCTTTACTGTGCCGTATGTGAGCGTTCCAGTTCCGTTATCCGTTGCAACTGCATAATAGCATTGTGAAATTCCGTATTTGATTTTGTTTGCCATTATAACTCCTTAACTGTGAATTGCATTACATAAGAGACCTGATAGGTGTTTTCTTTTCTTATGTATGCTTCGCTTTTCTCGTAAAAAAAGCCATTCTGTTCAAGAACGGCTTCGACTCTCTTTTCCAGATCAAAATCCTTTGATGCGGTATAAAGTTCAAGATTCAAAATGGATATTTTTGAATAGTTGATATTGTCCGCACCGAAGTCATCTCTGCTTGGATAATTAAACACGATATATGGAAGCTGTGGTGCTTCGTTGTTCGGAAAGAAATCATAGGTGTACGGCAGACCTATACTTTCAATCATGATCGGTATGTCTTTGAATGTCATTTTAATCTCCTTTATAGGTTGCTTACGTTTATGTTCTCGATCCTTCTAACTACGGCTTGTTCCAAATGTTCCTCGGCTTTGTCTCGCACAGGCTTGATATGTTCATAGGAGCGGACTGTTTCGCCAGTCTCCCTACCCCACAGATACTTTGCATGACCGCTTTCCAGCAAGTGCGTCAATTGGTAGTGATCCACGTTGTAGACCACGAACCGCCTTGACAGTCTTTTTGCCGGTTCGATCGTCCATGTCCAGTCTTTTGAATATGGACTGTTTGGGTGTGTATAATGCCATGATGTTATGGCTTTTAAATCCTCAACGGATTCCCTCGCCACTTCTTTCAACGAATCATCAAGAACTTCATTCACCTCTTGCCCATACTTCACAAACATGGCGGTGATAGCTTTGGAAACATCAAGAACACCGACTCTTCTTGATCTACTCATTGCCTTTTTTTAATTCGGTGTATAGTTCTATTTCATCAACAGAACGATTGTATGTGCGATATATCGTGTACTGTTTATCGTTGTACTCGATAATCTTTTCACCTGTGTAATCGAATTGAAACATCGTGAATCTAAATTGAGGATTCAATCCGTTCCTACCACCTTCAAACCATTCTTGTGAAGTAACCGAAGTGACATTCACATAGACAGGATGTCTTGTGGTGGTTTTATCTAATACACCATAATCGTTCTGTTGGTAGGACTCTACTACCAAATAGGCTAACTCCGATCTATTCATTGTTGCCCCAATTTGTATAGCCTGTTGCCATACCTAACTGTGCCTTTTGTTCATCATAACTTGATTTAAGTCTGTCTTTGTCTTCGGCATCGCCGAAATGGTATTTGCAATAAGTACATACTGCACGAATGATCAACGCATCCGTAACACTATCTATTGTGTACTCGTTTACTCCGGCAATCTTCAAGTCTAACAGACAGGCTTTGATCAAGTCTTCGATTTCACTATCAAAGGCATCGGTCACGATACGCAAGGCGAGTTTAACTTTTTGTAATATCGTGTTCATTCTTACTCCTTGTTAAAAGGCGAAGAATTACTTCCTCGCCTTTCTTGTTGTTTTCTGT